CCTTTATAGACACAACTAAACTAACAGCTGAACAGCGAGAACTTAGAGAAAAAATTGTGTCTTGCCGAATTGCCATAATGAACGCCTGTAATCAAGTAGAGTTATTGCTAGAAAACAACTAGCACCGAGAGAAAGAGAAAAAAGAAATGAAAACACTAGCCGACCTAAAAAGAGTAGTTGCTGAACCTAATGTAAAGCTAACGCTGATAAAGTGTATTGACCCTAAAACTGAAAGTGATAAGGCACACCGGTATCTAAACGCAACTAGGGCAGTAAAGAAAATCCAAACTAATGGTTTCTATCTAGCCGACCCCGATAATCCAAAAAAATCTGGATCGTGGATAGATTACGGAAAAGCTACTCAATGGGCATTCACCGACACAACAGCAACTTACGCTGATGACTTTATTATTCTGGTTTATAGGGTTGATAGATAGTGGGCAGTAAAGGTTATGTATTGCTATGGAAAGTAATACACGAAAACGGACAAGTAGAAATCTGCCGACCAAGTAAGTTAGAGCAGATACAGAAAACTAGCAAGCTGGTTGCTGGCGTAGATTATGAACCTTACAAGTGGGGAAGTTATGCCGACACGCAGAAATGGGCTGAATTGGAACAGCAAGGTATAGACTTGACCAATGAATAAAAAAATTATGATCTGGTGCTGGAGTTGCGGAACACCTACCGAAGTAGATTACATAGGGGAAAACTCGCACCGACAAGAATGCCCTAAATGCCAAGAAGTAAGAGCAGAACGCTATAAGATTATGAGAGCAAATAGCGAGAAAGCGAGAGCTGAAAATGAACAAGTTAGCCGAAATACTTAGATCACTAGCAGGGAAGTTATTTGGTATGGCACACCGACTAAATTGGTATGCTAGTCAATTAGACAAAAAGGCAAGAGAGATTAGACACGCCAAAAAATAAAGTTGCGGAAATTGTTGCCAAATGGTAATTTATTTATAGAGCAAAAGCTCACCGAAAGAAATGGAAAAGAAATGACCGAGAGAATAGATAAAGAAGTCTTGTTTGTAAAACTTGCCGTAGCCAAGTGGAACTTATCCGTAGATAAGAAAATAGATGCCCAAGACCCTTATTTCAGGAATTACCTAATACGGATACTATTTAGCGAACTTACCGATACAAAACTAGACGAGTGGATAACTTATTACAGCGAGAAAGTGGAAACTTGCCCCGACTGCCAAGAGCCGATTACTGATGAAAACCAGAGAATAGGTGATCTAGGAAATCCAGAGAAGTTTGGAAATTGTGTTAGTTGCTATGACCCGACACCGACTAATTAGGAAGGGGGAGAGATGACGGATAAGGTTGCCGAGAAAATCAAAAAAATCTATGACCAATTTGAGAGCAGGGAGATTACTGCCGAGCAAGCACTAGCAGAATTGGAAGTAGTTATTGCCAAAATGAACGATTAGGCAAAACACGATCAAGAATAACCTTGCCGAGCTGGCAGGGTTATTTCTTTACCCGACACGCCAAAAAAAAGTTTGCCGATAAACTTGCTAAATTGTTTCTATTCGGGCATACTGAATAAGTGCCGATGAAACGAGGTGAGAAAATGGCAAGAACTAAAAAGGTTGATACTTGGACTTGGTTTATTTCTAAGTATGAGCAACAGGGCTACAAGTCCCTAAATCAGTTTGCTATCGCAACAGGCTTACAGAAGTCTAGCCTGAGCCGATACTTTCACAAGCAACGACAAATCCCGTCAGGTATGATGGCTACTTTATGTCGTGAGCTGGAAGTTTCACCTAACGAACTGATGATCGCATTAGGCGAGTGGAAGTAGTGCCGAACACCTGAGCAAGTGTCTAAAAGGCTCAACAAAAAAATAAATAAAAACACGCCAAGGGACTTGACGGAAAATCTAAAACACCGCTAGTCTTAGATTAGTTAGGTAAGTTGCCTAACGGAAAAAGGAGATTACTAAATGAGTGGATACGACATCGGGGGCGGTTATGACGCTTGGAAAACCGCTACCCCTTGGGATAACGATAAAGAGATAACACTTTACTTTGAGTGCGAGTGCGGAGTAGAGAACGAAGTTGAAGCAGTAGTTTCAGGGCGATCTGGAACTGCCGATGTTGAGTGTGCCGAGTGCGGTAAAACTAATTCAGTTGATTATGGAGATGACGAGTGAGCAAGGGTAAGAGAATACTTATCGCAAGTGCGGTAATCACTAGCGGTTGCTCTATCGGGTATCTGTTAGTTTGCGTAATGCTAATCGCTTATGGTGCTAGTCCTAGCGGTAATACACCGCTGGACTACTTGGGTTATGGTGCGGTATTCGGTTTGCTAATGTCTGTCTGGTTCGCTGTGGAAGTGATTAGGGGTAAGAGATGATACCAACCTTGTTGCTGTTTGCGGTGTTCTCTACTGCTTGCGGTATTTATTTCGGGATCACTAATAATAACCTTGCTGAGCTGGCGTGGGGAGTATTCTTGGGCGGGCTGTTCTGGTTTGTTGCTATGGTTCTAATAGTTGCCGAGTTAGCACCAGCAATAAAAAGCAAGCACCGAAAGAAAAAAATAAAAAGCGTGTAATTGGGTTTCTCTCATTTCCCCGATTACGAAAAACACCTGAGCAAGTGTCTAAACTGCTCTAAAAAATTATCTGCGACACGCTTGACTAAATAGATTTAGGGCTGGTAAGTTTGGAGTAGTTAGGTAAGTTGCCTAACGGATACGGAGTAAAAAATGAGCAAGAGAAAGTGCGGTCATACTCACTTACTAAAAAAGAATTACAGGGTTTATCAGTGGGTAGAGATTTACCCTGATGGCTATGACGGAAAATGTGAGATGAAAAAGTTGGAGTTCTCTGCTCCAATAAAGGCTCGCAGTTTCCACGAAGCAATAGAGATCGTAAAGTTTGATGAGGAAATTATTGGCGATGACTTTATTGGCTACCCTGACGATAACTACCTAGACAGCCACCCAGAGATAGAAATTGTTTGGACAGATAAGGTTTCTGCCGAACTTGTCTAATTCCAACACGCCGAGCAAGTCCCTAGACATCTAGGGGCTTGTTCGGTATCCTAAAAATACATACACCGACAGAAAGTAGAGAAAATGAGCAAGTATGTAAAGCACCTAACCAACGATCAACTATTAGAACGCCTTGCCGATGAATTGGTTGATACTCACGAAGAAACAGCAATAGACCTAGCGTATTGGGAAACAGCCCGAGAAGTTGTAGAACGCTTTTACGAAGTCAATGTTTCCGTTTCAATAGGCGAAAAGAAAACGACTAGGGGGAACTAATGAGCAAAGCAACGCAACTAAAAAAGAGTAGTCCCGAGTGGCAGGAAATTATCGGGGCTAATAAAAATTGGTTTAGTGCCGAAACACTAAACTTTTTTGGATCAACTATTTTCTGGGGAACTCTTACCAATACCGGACTAGGCAGGGTATTCATAACGAGTGAGTGGAATTACACTCACGAACAAAAGTTATTTACTATCCGTCTAGTGAGTGCCGATAACAAGATAGACAATTATGGCGAGTTTCAGGGGTATAACTCTCTTGCCGAAACATTAGAAGTTATCGGGAAACTCTAAACACGATCTAGAAACTAAACCCTTGCCGAGAAATTGGCAGGGGTTTATTTTTTGGTTGCCGAAGCTTCGGGACACGCTAAACACGACACGCGGGGAATGTTGCTAAATGTCTGCGGTTAGGTGTAGGGTTTAGATAGACCATACGAAAGGAAATCAAATGGCAGAAGATAAAGAAAATGACTACTGCGGTTATTGTGGTAAGTCTGGACCAGACACTTGGAAAGTGTCTAACGCCGAGAACGATCCGTTTTTCCATACGCACGACTGCGAATGTGATGAACACGTTGAATGTTCTAACTGCGGGCAACCTATCTAAATGTCTGCGGTTAGTTATAGGCCCTAGAAACTAAACCCTTGCCGAGAAATTGGCAGGGGGTTTTTTTGGTTGCCGAAGCTTCGGGACACGCTAAAAAAAGTTTTTTAGTTTTTGGAATAATTTTGTATTTTTTTGGTAAGGTATAAGTGTAAGTAGTTCCCTAGTAGAAACGAGAAAAAATGGACATCAACGAATTTCTAAAAATTGAGAGTGTGGCAAAATTGGCAGGACTAGCACCTAAACAAGAATTATGCCCCGACTGCCAAGAACCTATTACTGCCGAGAATACCCTGATAGATAATTTAGGCAACCCTGAAAAGTTCGGCCATTGTGTAGCCTGTTATGACCCAACCCCTTACTACCCAAAGATAGATTAGGGGGCGGGTATGTTTATTGAAAAAAAGGGAGATGCCGAACAGGCAGAACTTTACGCATTAGGACTAATCAAAAGTAAAAACGCTTTTCCAGAAGTAAAGCGACTAGTTTTAGTCCCCTGTAAGCACCGAACATTCTGCCGAACTCACGGAACTTTCTGGATCAAACTTAGAATTAGAACAGGGATAAATCTAACCCGAACTAAGTCTATAAATTAGACACGCCAAAAATTATCTGCCGAAGCTTGACGAAAATTATTTACTGCCACTAAACTTTTATTACCAGGAAAACCTGGTGGAAAATGGAGAAACAAATGTCTTATTCTAAATACCTAGAAACAACATCAACCCTGGTCAAACTAAGCACAGGAGAAAACTTTATTCAGTGCGAGTTATGCGGTAGGTGCTATGAAGTGAAGTCCTGGGACAAAGAAAAAATAACCAGGGAGAACGGCTATTGGTCTTGCTCACACAGCGACCAGGATACCGGGACCCTGGAATAGCCTGGTTGCCGATAATCCCCTGGTAGAGATACCGGGGGTTTATCTTTTCCAGGTTCCAGGTTCCAGGTTCCAGGTTCCAGGTTCCAGGTGCGGTAATAAAAATTAGATCCAGGAAATTAGACACGCGGAAAAAATAATTCCTGGTTTTTAGTTTTGCCTGGAAAAATTTGCTAAGCTTCTTATTACCAGGGAACCCTGGCAGAAAAAAAGGAGAAAAGATGAACCAGGAACAAATTGAAATTTTTGAATTTATTTGTGATGACGCGGGTATGTCTATCGGCTATTGGGCAAAGACAGCAGAACACGACACCGAAAAAAGAACATACGCGATCACACTATTACCGGACTGCCTTGATGAAACTGCCGGTGTAGTTGATAAAACAATTTCTTACCAGGATTTGCTAGACGCTACCGAGAAGCTTGCCAGCGGAAAAATACAAGTGAACCGATCAACCAAATCAGTCTGCCAGGCGATTATGGCCGACCCTAGCGATGTAGATTATGACGCTACCGATACCGATGTTATTGTCCAGGTCGCGATGTTCGGTGAAATAGTTTTTGGATAAACCAGGTAAGAATAGTCCCCCAGGTGAAAACCAGGGGGATTATTTTTATGCGGTTCCAGGGTTCCAGGATCTAATTTATCCTGGCACCAGGTTCGCCAGGGAGAAGCTACCAGGGGGGGG